TGTCTCAACTAGTGAAATGCATGATGAGGCTGAAAAGAAAATACAGGGTGCGGCTGGCAACAGGTTTTCCTGTAGGGCGTTTTTTGATTATCTGGACGACATTGGCGACAGCATCAAAACCATCAGAAAAGAGCGTAAAAACGCTGTCCCATATAATCCGATAAAGCTTCACAAAAAGCTTTCCAACAGCTTGGCTGATAGGTTTCTGAAAGAAGCCTTTCCAAGGTCGCCAATCAGAATGGACAGGGACGCTAAAGCTGGCTTACAGGTCGAGGGTGAAAGCAAATACACCATGCAGAATTATATCAGCGTTGGTGTTGGCTGGTCTAAGACTGTTTGGGAGCGCGGCTTTTGCATCATCAATGCACCAAGCGGATTTAGATTTGTTCTGAGGTGCAAGCCCTTTGATGTTCAGTATGTCGAAGCTGACAATATGAACGCATGGCATGTGACAACCATTGGCTTTAAGCATGGCAAGGGATCTATGGAAGATGGTTGGCTGATAACTCACAAATCAACCGATCATAACGCCGACAGTCAGCTTGTGGATCTGTCTAAAAGACAAACATCCATACCGCATGCATATGGCACCAGCATTTCAAAAGCGCACTCGCTTATGAAGTCTCGCACGGTGCGTCATTTAACCAAAATGCTGGACGCATAGTGCGTCCAGTTTTCTTTTAAAAAGGGAGATTTGTACGATGGTACAAAAATCATATGAAATAACAGTCGAGGCTGTTACTCAAAGAACGGTCGTTGTTGATGCCGCAAACATTGATGAGGCTGAAGAGCTTGGTCGCAATGAAGTAAAAGATCTTGTCGGGGCCGTATCAACCGAAATTCTTGAAGCTAGAAAATTGCCAGTTGATCTGCCAACGCGAGATGATTTGTTCAAATGGCTGAACACATGCCCTGATCCAAACTGGGATGTTGTGAATGAAGACGAGGGTCATATCAGGGTTCTGTTCTGCTTCTATGATGAGGAGAGTGATGATGCATAATTTGTTTTGGATTGTCTTTATTCTCAGCATGTCAGTCGGCATGGTCGGCTGGTGTTGCTTCGTCATGTCTGTTTTTAAGGAGATGAAAAATGAAACAAGACGTTGAACGGTGTGACTGCCCGTATTGCAATTCAAGTGATGACATCCCAACGGTGTCGATACACTACGTTTTGCACAGGCTTCAAGATGTTGTCACTGATGGTGACAGTCTGGTTGAGTTCATATTGGAACTTGAACACAACGCAAATGTTGGGAGAAATATAAAATGAGCAAAAATGTAACCTTGATCCTCACAAAGCGTGAGGCTTGCGCGGTTGGTGTGGCACTCGACAATCTTGTTGAACAGCTAACTCAGCCATATGATCACTACAATAGGGACAAGCTGATCTGCACATTAACTGCCCAAAAAGCATTGGAGAAAGCCAATGATTAAACACGGCACAAAAAGGGAAGATGGAAGGGTTTTCTGGGGATACCACAAGCTTGCCAAGAATGGCGAAGAATGGGTCACAGAGACCAGCTTCCGCAAACGCAAGGCCAAATCATTTGCCAGACAATGGATGAAACGTAGGCGCCGCAATCATTGGCTGGACATGATTAAATTAAATTCTGGGTGCAAACATTGCGGCTTCGATGACGAGGCTATAGCCCTAGATTTTCATCACACTGGCTTTGATAAGGTGTTCAACATATCTGATGGTCGTGGCACATCGCTAAAGAAGCTAATGCAGGAAATAAGAAAATGCATTGTGCTTTGCAAAAACTGCCATGCTGTTGAGACCGCTAGGGGGGTGCATCGATGATTAGTTGGCACAATGCACCCCTATATAAATATTGTGGCTATGTCTACAACCCGTCCGTCGATGAGTATTGTGACGGGATTAGAAAGGCTAATCACAATGTATACAAACAGGGACGGGAACACTTAATGCACAGTGTTCCTGATTTCGTAATCGATGCGCTACCATATCACTGGCTGACATACGATGAATTTGCATACCATGTCGATATGATGCGCGGTAATGTTTATGGAGATTAGTGATGCTAAATTTCTTTACATTCTGGCTTGGAATAATGATTGCCTTTGCTGGCTGTAATTATTCTGAGAACCCTGACAACAATTTACTGCTTGGTGCGTGTATAATATATGCAGGTGCAGGTATCGCCTTTTTCGCAACTATTAAACTGGCTAAACGGAGACAGTGATGAAAAACGCTTCAAAAATGAGCGCATCTGAATTTTCAGCGGAGCTTAAAAAACTGAACATCAATACCCTCAACATAAAAAGAAAACATGTTGAGAGAAAACAAAATGGCGTTGTCATTAATGAACCCCGTCAAGATCTGGGGAATGATAGCAACGCCGTGCAAATGAACTGGCATACCTATTCTGACTGGATGGAACCAAGAATGTCTGGTGCCAGAGTAACAGTCCCTGTTCGTTATTCAATGTATGACTAGGAGCAAGCTATGGATATTCAAAAGGCTAAAACATCATATGTCAGCGAGTGCCAAAAGGTTGGGCTTGTCCCGTTAATGGTTTCCTCAATTACATATGACAAATATTCTGACCAGTACACTATCGGCAATTCAAAAGATGGTGACTTTGCAGATCTGCACCCTGATGGAACAGTTATCAGGATGCATTGGAACACCTCAAAAGGGTAATGGTCGGTCGCGGTTGACTGTTGACAGTGACGCATGAGCGCTGGGGAAAGCCCCTGATGTTCAGCCGTGACCTATCATCTCGCATTGGGGGCATCATGCACACAAGTAAAGGGGACGGTTGCACAGTGCCGTCCCCTTTTTTGTATCATCGTACAAATTAAGGAGACATAAAATGGCAGGTTTTGAAGTATTAAAATCCCTAAAAGAAAACATGATGAAACCAATTTATGAAAAACGGCGTCATCTGGGTTGTGAATTATGTGGTCATACGTTTTATGACTATTACAAAAAGACAGGATTTTATGGGGTGCCTAATGGTGAGGAATCGCCGCACCCAACACTAAAAGGAATGACTATAGTTCACACATATGATGATGTGTTCTACCCGCCATGCTCAAAATGCTGGTGTGATGGAACTGTTCGGGATGCAAAAACGGCCTTGGCTATCTATGAAAAGCAAGCAGAAAAAGACAGAAAAAAAGCAGAGCGTAAAGCAAAAAAAGATGCTGAACCTGTAAAGATAAGCGGAAAGCTGACTTACTCAAACAAGCAAGCCTATTATGACAGGATTGATCACCTTGCCTCCAACCCAGATGAGATGACTAAGTATGAGATTATGTCATCTTATTTTATGGACAAAGTGTTCTGGAAAAGATTTGGGGCTGGATGCTACGAACTTCAATCTAGACATTTCACAATCAAAAAGCACCTGTGGGATGGCACATATATGAGCAATTCTGGCAAAACACGGATGGGCAGATTTACACCTTACTTTGAGGTAACAAACAATCAGACAGGGAAGGTAAGAGAAATAGGCACAGATAGCGTCAAAAGAGCGATTGAACGAGAGAAACAATTTGGGAAAAACAGACGCAATGACCCAAAAAGAAATTGGGGACTGCCTGATTAAAAATAAATTGTACACTAGTACAAAAAAAGAAAGGGGGCTGGTGAAAACCAGTCCCCTTTTTTTTAGTTTAAGTCGTGGGAGGAAAACAACTTACGTTGTTATTTTTAATCTACTACGTCAGCAAAAATTTAGTCAACATCTTTAGTCAAGCATTCTACCGTAGCGGCGGCATATCCACATTTATCCACATAGCTATCCCAATGGTCAGGCGTTTCCACAAGCCTAGCGGTTTTGACCAAATCCATACACAGGCCGACTTCATAAGGCTGGATTTCAATATCCAAAACAACAGACCAAAGGCGCGCAATTCTGGAAAAATTTTCCATCGGCGTCCCGTAATGATCGCCCCTTGCGTCAATTACAGATCCAGCCTCTTCTAACAACAACTTACCTTTTCTCATAAAACACCTACTATCATGGGTCGCATGCGGAGTGCCGCATGTGGAGTGCTAAAACGGAACGTCTTCCTTGTTGTACGCCGGAGCTGGCGCATCAATAAAATCATCTTTAACAATTTCAGAATACTTTGAGGTGACTGGGTTAAAAAACAACTCAGCAACGCCTTGCTTGCCAACCCAAGAAAATCTGCACTTCCAAATGTGAACCTCTGACAAGTCGCTTTTTACAGGGTCAGGTCTATGAACTGACATTCCTATGTCGGCCTTTGCAAACCATGCCGCAGATCCTGATATATCATACCCCTTTGGGGCAGGGACTTTGCCATTCGCATCACGCATCATTTTCGTCGGGTGCGCCACAAACCAAAGATGTATGCCGTGTGACTGAGCAAACACTCTTAACTTTGTAAGCATGTCGCTGATCCAGTCTGTTTCAGAAATGTCGCCATTCTTCTGGATGTAGTTGTAAGGATCAATAACGGCGCCCCTTACACCATGACGCATAACAGCTATTTTTAACCGTTCACTGATGCCGTCAATTGTCGCCATTGAGCCGTCATTCTGATACAAAAAGCTGAAATGATCTTTAACAAATTTTTTACCCTGCTCCAATTCCTCTCTCGACAAACGCGGGGTTATGCCAGTGAAGAATGGTTTTGCAAAATGCTTACTAATTAATTTTGCAATGTGGAGTCGAGGCTCGTTTTCAAATGAGCAAATGGCAAACTTCCAGCCACGCTCTTCAGCCAAATTAACCATGATCTGATCAATGAACTCTGATTTGCCAGAGGAAGGGTGACCGGTTACAACGCTCAACTGACCCTCGACAATGCTGTAAAGCTCGTCAACACATTGATAGCCCGTTGAGGCACCGCGCCCCATTCCCTTTTCATAAATCTCGTCCAGCTCGTCATAAAAATGAGAAGCATCGTAAAGCCCTGCAACAGGCCAAGGAACCGCACTGGTGCATACATCCTCAAGACGCTTCTTGCTGTGCTTTACAAGAACATCGTTAGCGTCTTTACACCCCTCAGGCCACTCTACTTTCCAGCATTTATCCTTGCCAACACGCCTAGCTATTTCCTCAGCCATTGCCTGACCGGCTCCGTCTGAGTCGGTGGCAATAATAATTCTGCTTGCCCGATCAAGCCTCTCCTTTGCGTCCCACAAAAAACGAAACTTGTTGTCTTCTTGTGGGTCAATCTTGCCGTCAACAACCTTCATGACCGCGCCGTTTGGAACTGAAACAACGCTATCAAAGCCAATCTCAACAAGTGAGAGGCAATCCATTTCACCTTCACAGATAAACAGATCGTCACCCGACACGATTGATGCGTCGTTAAAAAAAGAAGCTGGTGCGCCGTGGCAAGAAAAGCCTTTTTCAGATATCGATCTTATCTTGGCGGCGTACATCTGCCCCTTGTTCATGTAAGGAAAGACAACACATTCTGTGTTCTGCTTCATTGAGGCGATGTAATGATTCGATGATTTAAGTTTTACTTTTTTAGCTGTTGTTTCTGATATCCCTCTCTTTTTTAACCAAGCCAATGCGTTTTCAGATAATTCTTCCCATTCATGCTGAACAGCTAAAGCCACCTTGTTTTCCTTCCTCACTGGCATGAACCTTTCCTCAAGCGCAATAACGCCAGAGGCTTGGCAGTGCCAGCAGTTATACAAAATTCCATCATTATCCACTTTTAGCGAGAGGGTTCTTTCCCCCTTTTTGCGCCTTTGTGGTGAACAGATCGGGCAAACGGCCTTATGTTGGCCTTCGCCCATGCGGAGTGCCGCTCCGCGAATTAGGGTATCATTTTGCATATTTTTCTCCACGACTTGCCTTACGATAATCTCAAGATTGGCGTGGTGTCAATGCGGTTTTTGGAGAAAGTTTTAAGTTGTTATTATATATATATATAAATATAATCTATATATAGACTATATATAGATTACATTTATTGTACTCTATTAGTTGTTTTTGTCTATTAGATCTTTTAGCTTTCTTCCCTCAAACCTTGCGATAGGTTCTTTGGCGCAAAGAATGTAAACAAAATTGTTCATCATTTTTTCATAGTCTATATCAGCTAAATCGCAGACCGTTATGAAATCATCTGTGCCTATCCATTCACTTACGGCATTTTTTTCTTTTTCGTCATTCAGGTATGCATCGGAAATAGCTTGGGATATTACCGCTCTCCAAAGATGACACTCTGATGAGCGTTCTTGGGTTTTCCCTATCAAGCCCCCAGTAAATATTCTTTTGCTTAACTTGGCGGTCATTTTCGTAAATTTTCCCCTGCATCAAATCCAGTATCAAACTTTCGTCCAAATCAGGCCTTCTTGATGCGTAATAAATTAACATCTCGACAGAAACATCTCCAGAAAATAATTCATCTAGTGTCTGGCACTGCTCCTCAAAATACTTAGCGTACTTTCTTGCCTTATCCGACTTGATTGACGCTGGCCTTCCCCTGATTATTACAATTTTTCTGCTGTTTGCCTTTGATGCTGGCTCTCCCAATATTTTAAATTGATGCACTTTTTGATCCTTTTTTTCTTCAAAATTCCCTATTGACATCAATTTACCCCTTTGGTACAAGCGAATTGGAAGGAGACAGCTTATGGAATTTACAAACAATTATAACTTGCCTCAAGCATTTGTGGATTTTGCCAGAAATGACAAATATAGCAAGGGAAAAGCAGACATATCAGTCACAACACTGATAGACAGCCCAAGAGTTAGGATTCTTCGTGAAAAGCACCATGAAGACCGTGTTGTTGATGTGGTTGACAACATATGGGCTTTGTTTGGCACGGCGGTACATCATGTGCTTGAAAGCACAAAACCCAGTGATAATGTTATTGTCGAGGAACGCCTTTTCACTACAGTTGATGGCTGGGTTCTTTCTGGGGCTGTTGACCATCAGAAAATTAATGGGCAGACAATTGAGATCACAGACTACAAAGTTACAAGCGTATGGTCTGTTATTCATGGCAAGATTGATTGGGAGCGGCAGTTAAATGTTTATGCGTACCTTGTCCAGAAGAATAAGGGCAAAAGGGTAACCAAGCTGTCTATATGCGCCATACTTAGGGACTGGAACAGAAAAGAGGCTCAGTTTAAGCCCGATTACCCTCAGGCTCCTGTAGTGATTGTTGACATTCCTATGTGGGATGAGATGGACAGGATTAAGTATATACATGAAAAAATGGAAGAGCATCAGGACGCCCAATACAATTATGATTTGGTTGGGTATCTGCCAGCTTGCCTTGATGAGGAGATGTGGAAGCGCGGTGAGTCTTGGGCTGTAAAAAAGAAGGGTCTGAAAAGGGCTATGCGTGTATTTGACAATCAGGGCGAGGCAGAAGTCTACGCCTATGATTGGGAAAGAAACAACGATGGAAAGATAGCTATCGTTGAGCATCGCGCTGGTGAAGCGGTGCGGTGTAGTGGCAACTACTGCGGTGTTGCTGAATTTTGCTCACAGTTTAAAGGAGAAAATAAATGAGCAGTGTGTGGGAGACTTTGTCTAAAATTGATGTGTCGGATCATACCGAAGATAAAAACGGTTTGACATATCTTAGCTGGGCTTGGGCTTGGGGGATTGTAAAAAAGAATTATCCAAAAGCCTCGTTTGTAAAAAATTTGTACTCTAGTGCAAATAATGATTGTACGTTGCCGTACATGATTGACCCTGCTGGATACGCTTTTGTATCTGTAACAGTGAAGATTGAAGAAGATGAGCAAACCGAAGTTTTGCCCGTCCTAAATCACGCCAACAAAGCTGTGTCACATCCTGATAGCTTTCAAGTTAATACCGCTCTTCAGCGTTGTCTTGCAAAGTGCTGTGCGATGCACGGTCTTGGTCATTACATATACGCTGGTGAGGACTTGCCGGACGGGGTTGAGAAGAAGATCTCCATTGAAAGTGTTAGTGGTGAAAAGAAGGACGTTGAAGGCGCCGCTCTTGTTGCGGAAGTCTTTAACACATTTATTCCAGAGTGCAAGACAGTTGAGGAATTGCGTGGGTTCTGGGGTACAAACAAGACTGCAATTGACGAGCTAAAGAAGGCCGATAATACGCTTTACTCTAAAGTGTTGGCTAACTTTACAAAACATAAAGAAACTATAGAGCCAAAAGGAGAAGCGGCATGAGTGATCAATATCCACCATCGGGCGTACTGTTTACAAACGAAAGAAAGCAGAAGCCAAATCAGCCAGACTACACAGGAAACCTTGAGCTGTCTGATGAAGTTATTAATGACCTTGTTGAGCAGATGTCTAGAGGGGTTAAGAAGCCAAAACTTAGCTTGGCTGGATGGAAGCGCACTAGTCAGAAGAACGGAAAGACATTTGTTTCTTTAAACGGAAGCATGCATCAAGAAAGCAATCAGAAAAAAGAGAACGCTGATGGCTTTTACCCTCAAAGAGTGGGCGATGACATTCCGTTCTAAACGGATTAGGTCGAAAAAATATCTACAGACCTTGAGGGGGACACCATGCTTGGTCTGTGGGTACGGCGCAGAGGCGCACCATATCATGTTTGCGGAGCCTAACGCCATGAGCATGAAAGTTGGAGACAATTGGTGTGTTCCTCTGTGCCACTCCTGCCATATGAAACTACACGCTTTTGGCGATGAAAGGACATGGTGGGACTTGCAGGGGCTAGACCCTGTTACATGGGCTAAACTTAACTGGGAAAAGTATAATGAGCGCAATTGATAAAGTTACTTATGAGCTTGCTGAGGCTCACAAGGAGTTGCAAAGCAATGATATGCCGCTGATGTATGACTTCTTGGCGGAGAGGGCTATATTAGCATTACGCACACCATCAGAAGAAATGATGCAGGTGTTTGATGCATTGCCACTGTATCACAACAGGCTTGATATGTGGTGTGCAATGATTGATGTTGCTCTAGGGAGATTGAAAATTGTTGAAGAAAAAGAAGATTAGTTATCACCAGAAGTACGGTAAGTATTATCAGAAGTACAAAGTTCTGATGAATATGGAATTTACTAGAGAGTTTTTGGTTAGAGCCAATACAAAAGAAGAAGCCGCAGAAAGGCTAGAGGAAATGATAAGGGCTAAACAAAAATATAACCTTAGAAAGGGATTGGTTCTTGGTGACGTTGACGCAATTCATATAGAGGAGATAGAAGATGCAAAAAGATGAAGATCTTTGTTACTTCCCAACACAGAGGCTTTGCTCTTTGAGGGGTAGGTTGGATGACGGTTTCTTTCCAGAGGACACCGACAGCATATTCAAGCAGGAAATAAAAACCTATTCAAGGTTCGATGGCGGCATAAAGGTTGCCACTCACACTAGAGAGTACATCGACGGGCAACACCATGATTGCCGAAAAACAGAAATCATGAGGTGCAGATAATGGTTCCAACTAAATCAGAATTGTTAAAGGCTCTAAAGTTGCTTGAGGTAGAACCTGATTATGACAGGTTAGGAAGGGTCAAGGCTAAAAACAGCATCAAGACAAGCGTATTGATGCCAACCGTGAAGGGAGACAAAAATGTCGGAAGTAAGAGAAGCGGCAGTACACTTTGAGGCAGTAAAGACATCTATGTCTCAAAGCAAACAAGGCACCATACTTCGTGTTGCAATTCATCCAAACGATGTCCCGCCAAGCCTACACACTGACTGGGTCGGATCTCGTTACATGGTAGCCATGGTTAAATTAAATGACGAAGATCAGCCAGAGGTATCAGATGAGCAAAGAGAGGTAGAAAGGCTTATAGCCAGTGCAGGTATGCTTTGTAGAAATTCTGATTTTACTGACTTTTTACATGATCGCGGGTATATGGATGACAACTCATATGTTGCGGCGGCCTATGATGGGCTAGAATCTCCAACGGTTAACGCTCTTAGGGAAGAGTTAGGAATAACCAGTAGGTCGGAACTAAAAACAAACTCCCAAGCTAGGGAGAAATTTAAATCTTTATCTGAGGAGTTCGTAAGATGGAAGCAAGGGCGGCAAGAATGAACAATGACTTTATAAATCAAAAAGAGGTGGCTGAAATGCTTTCAATCAGACCGCGTCTAATTAATCAAATCATCAAGACTGACGACACATTTCCGAAGCCATTAGTTATTTCAAAGAGGATCAGACGGTGGCGCAGAGAAGATATCCTTAGTTGGATAAAGGATAAAATGCCAAATTAGTACGATGGTACAAAAGGGGCTGGCTATCTTATGCCAGCCTCTCTTACTATTCTAGCGGCCTTATTTACCACCTCTTGCATCTTTTCATTGTAGCGCCTGATCAAGGCTCTCTTCTGCTCTTCAGGAATGTTTGGATCGTTCTTTACCTTATTCTTGTTTCTAACAAGCTGGTTCCTGAAGTTATTCAAAGCTCTTATCTGACCATACACCTTTAGCTCATTGGCATACTCTTTTCTTACAGATGCCTCTCTAGCTGGGTCACCAATCTGTCTGGCATACATAAGCTCCTTGCCAGCGCGTAGGACGCGGTCTCTCTGACCAATAAACTCGCCAACATCTTCTCTCGTAGAAGGTGACAGGAATACCTTTCTGACAAATGGTATCTCTCTTGAGATGTCACCCTCAAAGTCACCGCGCATGAAGTCGATAGCCTTCTCTGGCCCTTCGGCAATTCTCTGCACAAAAGCTCCGGCGCCACCAGTAAAATAGTTCATCCAAAACTCGATTGTGTTTGGAGAGATATCAACCATGCCGGGTGT